GGTGGCAACAGGTGCCGCCACGGCCGCAGCACCCACCGGGGCAAGGCCCTTCCGGCGCGCATCAAGACGGCGTTGCAGGGTGGACAGGGTGGCGCGGCCGATGATGCCATCGACGGTCAGGTCGTGGTCGCGCTGGAAGGCGAGAACGGCGGAAAGCGCGATCTCGCCCGCCTTGGTGCCGACAGAATAGCCAAGGCCGTGCAAGCCGAAGCGGACGTTGGCCTGCTCAGCCGGTGACAGGCCAATTCCCCAGATGGCCCACTGTCCTTCAGAAGGCGGCGGGGCCGGTACAGGCCTTCCGACCGAATAGATGCCCTTCAGCAACATTTCAGCCTCACGGGCGCGGCGACGGGTCAGACCCGGCAGCACCTTGCCGCCGCCTTTGTTCCAAAGTGCCAGCGATGCGCGGATGGCGTCAGGGGCAGCGTCCTGCAGCCAGCGCTTCACCCAAGTCGCCTTGTGGATGGCCCCGGTGTTGAAGTGAAAACTGACGCCCGCGTCGAACTCATAGCTCAGCGCCCGTGGCATCGCCTTCTTCACGGCGGGCTCGTAGTTCTTCCTCAGCGCTTCAGCCAGCAGGGCAGACGCCTGCTCGCGGGTGATCACCATGCCGGGCGTCGGCTTGACCACGCCGGATGCGGCGGTCAGGCCTGCACCGATGGTCCAGACGCCCACGACGTCGCGGTATGCTTTCAGGACCACGCCCTCTTCATGTTCAAGGGCGGCAATGCCTTTGGCGCTGGTCTGCATGTCTGATCCCCGGGGAACGGGCGGGGCAAACGCCCCACGGTTGTCCGGATCAGAATGCGCCGCAAGCGGGTGGGAATATCACCCCCAAGGGTGGGGGGGTCAGAACAGCCGGGCTTGGCGGGGGTCGTCCTGAAGGGCGGCTTTTGGCTCGGCGGCCAGCAAGCGGCGGACGGTTTCTTCGGACGTGCGCAGTTTGCGGGCGATTTCGGCGTTCGGCAAGCCTTTTGCGCGCAGCACCCCGGCCAACCATTGCTTGGCCAAGGGAACGCGCCGCGGCCAGTAGGGCGCATGCTCGGCGGCAAGGGCCAGCGCCTCGGCCTTGTCGCGGCCCAGAAGCTCGACCACCCGCGACCGCGCGCCGGGGGTTTTGGCCAGATAAAGCTCGGCCCCGCCAAAGGCCATCAGATAGGTGACCGCGTCGTCGACGCCCAAGGCGCGGACGATGGGTTCGATCTGGGCAGGCGGGCGCGGGCCTTCGGTCATGCGGCTTCGCCCTTCTGAACGGGGCGCAGCGGGCGGCGGCTGCGAAGTTCGACCAGCTCGCGCTCCAGGTGATCCAGCCGCTGTTGCTGGCGGCGGATCACCTCGGCCTGGGCAGCAAGGGTTGCTTCCAGGTCGAAGGTGCGGTTCAGCAGGTCCAGAAGGGCTGCCTCGACCGGCGTCATCGTGGCGCGGCCGGGACGGCGCGGCAAGGGGGCTGGCAAGGGCGGCAGGGCTTTGGGGCTGGTCATGCTGCCCCCTCGAACTTGCCTGCCTCATTGCCCCAGGCGGTCCAGCCCTCGCGGTTCTGACGGCTGAACAGATCAAGGCGGCGGGCATCGGGCATCAGCGCTTCACAGGCGTGGTAGGCCTCATCGGGCTTGCGGCTGTGTTCGCGGGCGCTGGCCTCGATCGTAATGGTGCCGTTCGGCCAGACGTCTGACCAGTCGCCGGTCCCGTGGAACCGGTCGTCATGGGTGATGACGGATGACCGGGTGGCGCGGGTGGTCTTCGGGGCGCCTCGGGTTCCGATCAGGAAGGGCTCGTTTGATGACCGCAGGATATAGCCGGTGCCGAAGCTGACCTTGCCGCGCGTTGAACGTTTCAACCAGGTGCCGGCGGTCTTGAACTCAAACCCCCAGGCGCGCAGCACGTCGATGGCCTGCGGCAGTTGCGGGTTCACGGCCCAAAGCCACAGCAGGCAATCGGGGGCGGCCAGCGCCTCGACCGACAAGGCCTTGATCGCGTCCAGGGCCATGGTCTGGTACTGCCCTTCGGGGGCCTTGGCATAGCCCTTGTCGCTGCGCATCTGGTAGGACCAGGGCGGGTCGGCCATGATCAGGCCAAAGCCGCCCGCCGGGCGCAAGCAAAGGAAGTCGGCCAGCCGGGTCATTGCCCCGCTCCGGATTTCGGCCGCAGGATGGACTTGGTCCCCTCGGCGATCAGAACTGTGGTCACCACCTGGCCCCAGTCGTCTTCGCCGATCCGAAAGCTGTAGCCGTCGATTGTGACGCCGACCTGCCCGGGCACCGTGACCGCGGTTACCCGGTACGAAATGGACTTGCGCAGGCCCTCGATGTCAAAGCCGCCCACCCGCTCCAGATAGCGCAGCATGGCATGGTCGGAAATCCTGACGCGCCGCCGGGTCATTTCACATCCACCCCTGCGCGTTTGCACATGCCTTTCAGGGCCTCGATCACGGCGGCGATCTGTTGCCAGTCGCGCAGGCCGTCGATGTCCAAGGGCACAGCACCCCAGGCTTTCTCGAACCGGGCGCGGATGAAGGCGTTCAGACCGGTGGCGCCGGGCACGTCGACGGCCCCGGCCTTCACAAGCTTGCCCCACAGGACGTGGCAGAACCGCACGTCGCCCCGGGTGGCCGGGCGGCGGAAGGACTTCTTGCCCGTGCTGGCGGGACCGGGTTTGAAGCCGCGCTCCTTCAAGGCATCCAGCACCAGCTGCTGCTCGGCCGGGGTCATCTCCTTCAGGCTGGCCTTGCCGGTGGCCACCAGCTGCAGATCCCGCCGGGTATCCTCGTCGAGGCCCAGCTGGCGGCAGCCGACATGGATGGTTTTCAAGAGGGCGGTCATTGGGTGTCTCCGCGCTGCGCGCTGCGCGCAGCATGCTCAAGCTTGGCGGTAGCCATGATCAGCGGCTTTAACTCTGCCGGGGCGGTGTCGTAGCCACGTCCGAAGCGGCCGTTCAAGCGCGGGGCGAGTGCAAAGGGAATTGCTTCCCAGTTCGCCGGATCAGTGTTCCGCTTGTCGCCGTCGAGGCATTTGAGGCGATGGCCGGCAGGAACCGGCCCGTTCGCCTGCTCCCAGAACCAGCGATGTTTGTGGATCATCCGGGTCGCGGCGCCCGTCCAAGGGTTTTGCTGGTCGACGCAGATCATGACGTAGCCGTCGCGATCAACATACTCATGGCCGATCCCGGCTTTGTTGCCCGCGCGCCGCCCCTTCTTGAACCAGCCCTTTTCGGACCCGGGCGCGCAGTACCCGCGCTTGCCCTTATTGGGCGGCTCTTGCCCCTTGACGAAGCAACCATCGCGTCCGGTCTTCCAGCCCCGGCGTGTACAAAGGGATTTCAAGTGCTCAAAGCTGACGTCATCTCGACCAAAAATCTGAACAAAAAGGCTGTGCAGCTCGCGACGCGGCAAGTCGGCACAGGCCTTGATCCAATTCAGTTCCTCGCCAGAGTATCGAACGACTTGCCGGGTCATTTGTCTGCCTTCCCGATCAGCGGTAGGTGCGGCAGGATTTTATCGCCATGCTCCGCGTACAGCCGGGCAGCAACGAGCGTGGTTTTGGCATTCTCGATCACTTGGTCGGCCAGACCCACAATGGCATCGGCGCGCTTTACTTCAGCCTCCAGCTGCTCAGGCGTAAGTTTATCATTCGCCAGCCGGTCAAGCGCAGAGAAGAGATGGGCGTTGAGATCGGAAAGCCTGCCGCTCATGCCACGGCCCTCCGGACATAGGCCGGGTCGGCCCATTCGATCAGGACGCCGTGCCAGACGCGGGGGCCTGCTTCGGGGTGGGCTGCTGCCCAAAAGGCGGACATGTCCTCGATCCCGTTGAACCCGTCGCGCAGGGCAAAGCCGTTCAGGTTGCGAACAGGGACGCCGTCGGTCGTGATGCCGGTAATCCGGCCGTCAAAGCGAAACGCGATCTCGATCGACATCACGGTGGTGCAGGTCTGGTCGGGCAGGATGCGGCGGCAATGCCGGGTACGCATGCCCGTGAACAGCTGCAGGGCCTCACCCGGGCGGGCGTGGCGCTTGCGGGCGGCGCGGATGGTCTGGCACTTCAGGCCCGCCTTGATGGCGGCCGCAAAGCGGGGGTTGAAACTGTAGGCGACCATGGGGGGCGTCTCCTTCAGGACGGGGTTAAACGGACGTTGAAAGGGCCTTTTCCAGCGTGTCTTCGATGATGCCGAACCGGTTGCAGATCCGCTTCGTCATCCCGGCCGTGTCGGCCGGACCGGGGATGCCGCCCGGCCAATGCGGCCGGGTTGCAATGACAAGGGCGTCCCAGGCGGCGCGCAGCTCGGTGTCGGTGACGGGCCTGGCCCCGGACTTTGGCGCTTCTGCCTGTGCAGCCCGGGGGGCGAAGTAGGGGCGCATCAGAACACCCAAGGCTGGCAGCTGGGGCAGCGCGGCTCGCGGATGGTGATCCGGACCGATCCGTCAGGCAGGACCTCGCGGGTCACGCCGGGGGGCAGCAGGTGCGGGGGTTCCACCGGCTTGATCGGCTTGACCGGCATTGGCGCAGATGTCCGCGCGCCGTCGGTGCCTGCCGTATGATCGGCAATAGGGTCGCTGGGGCTGCAAGCCGTCAAGGCAAGCAGCAGGGCGGTGACGGTCATTAGGGAAAGGCGCATGTTCTGATCTCCGTCAGAGGATGAAGTTCTTGGGGTCTGCGTCCAGATCGCGCAGGCGTTCCAGCCGCGCGATCTGGTCTTTCAGGGCCGCAATCGCCCCGTCCCAGCCAAGGCCGCAGCGCAAGGCGAAGCGGATTGCCTTCCCAAGCGCCATGAAAAGTTCCCTTTGCTCGGGTGGGCGGGGCGACATCATTTGGCCTCGCCAAGTTCGGTCTCGAAGGGCTCGACCACGAAGTCCTCGCCGTCGGACCCGATCTGGACGCCCCGGATCGCGGCGGCGGCGGCGCGGTCTTCCAGCATGGCTTCCTTGTTGATCTCGACCTTCTCGCGCAGGAAGCGCGGGCCAAGGCCCATAGCGCGGATCGCGGCGATCACCGTGCCAGCGCCCTTGATGACGACCTTGGCAGGCTTCAGGCGCCAGCTGATCTTGCCGGTGGAAAACAGGTGAAACTTGACCTTTCCCCCTGCCGTCAGCCGGTCACGGTTGGCCTCGGCAAAGATGCGCAGCCCCTCGACCGTCGCTTGGGCCTTGTCGCGCAAGGGCGCTGCGCGGTCACCGTAGCTTTGCTGCAAAGCGGCGATCTGGTCGTTCATCTCGGCTTCAAGCCGCAGAACTTCGCGGTTCAGATCACCCAAGGTCCGGACGGCTTCGCGGGCTTCGGCATCGGATTGCGGGACAGGCAGGTTCGCACCTGCGGTCTTAGTTTTCGGTCGGGCCATAGTTGGGCACCTCCTTCGGGGTGATGATCAGGGTGGCGGGGAATTTCTCGCCTGGCTGGACCGGGATCAGGCCAAGGGTGACCAGGACACAGGCCATGGCGGCGATCTCTTCGGCGGACACGCGGGTCACGCCCCGGATGCCGTCGCGGTCAATCCGGCCGACGGCGCGGGCGGCAAGTTCCGTCATCCGGCGCGGGCTGGTGAAGGGCGTCGGCTCACGCATCGCGGTCACCCAGCAGCTGAAGTGCCGCGGAACGTGCGTCGGCGTCGGGCAGGCTGGCATCGGCCAGCACCCCGCGCGCGGCTGTCAGCCGCAGTTCGGGTGCCATGCCCGATCTTGCCAGCCGCAGCACATTGGTGCGCTGAAACAGCATCTCGCGCCGATAGTCGGGGTCAGCGGCGATCTGGTCGCTGATCTGGTCAACGCCGTGTTGCACGGTCGTGGCATCGCGCCCGCCGATCCATCGTCCGATTTCGGCGAGGCTCAGGTAGGTCAGGTCGCGCAAGAGCCACATCAACTCATGGCGGACGCGGACAACCGGGCGGATCGTCACGCGCGAACTGATCACCAGCTCGGCCGATGCCTGCCGGAAGGAAAGGAAGAAGTTGATCACCTGCTCAGGCGGCAGGGTCTGCTTCAGGGGTGGGGGCATCATGCTCATTCTTGGTCCTCCGGGGCGGGGGTGGGCTTGTTGCGGGGGCAGGCATTGCAGCCGCGGAACATCCGCGCGCGCTGCGGGCTGGCGAGGACGAATTCACGCGATTTCTCACGCCAGTCCTGACAGGCCAGGGTCGAAAGGGGGCCAAGGGCCGGGCACTCGACCTGCCCCGCCATGAACAGACCGCGCACCCTTTCTTCGATGCGGGCGGTATCGGCCGGATAGATGCGGCGCAGCACTTGGCTGATCACGGCGCCCGAACGGTCCAGTTCGCGCGCGACCGCGGCCTGGCTGCGCTCGGAACATTGGCGGGCAAGCGTTTCGACCCAATCAGGCAGGGTGTTGCCCCACGCTTCGCGGGCGACGTCCATGGGGGACAGGATCTTCATGCCTTGTCCTCCAGCACGATGATCCGCCCGGTGTTCGGATCGCGCATGGCCCGGACACGGGCCGGCAGCGGGGCCTTCGTGCCGGTTTCCGTGACCAACAGATAGATCGCCTCACGGTTCATGGCGGGCGCGGCGCGGCGGGTGACAGCCAGATATTCGGCGGCAAGCAGAACCCGGCAATAGGCCGCTGCCTGATCGGCCGTTACCGAAATCTCGTCCGTTGTGGCATGGGCGGCGATGGTCGAAGGGCTGAACGACCGCAACTTCCGCATGGCCGTCCACATGTTGTCCTCGGCCGTGCGACCAGCCAGACGCACGAAGTCACCATCGGCGCGATACATCCTGCGGCTGCCCGAAGCGGGGGCATCAAGAACCGCGCCCTCAGTCGCCCAGGCCCGGACGATCTCGGTGGCGCGCTCGACACTGATCTTCAGTTCGCTGCTGATTTCGGCATAGCCGAAGGTCTTCAGGCGCAAAGCGACGGCCCAGGCGGCCTCGGCCATCGACGCGCGGTTGCGGGCGGTGACGGGGCGCGCTGTCATG